TAGCAGAAGCCAAGGCTAAAGCAGAAGCCAAAGCTAAAGCAGAAGCAGAAGCCAAAGCAAAAGCCGCTAAGAAGTAATCATGCCGTTACTGAGCATCGAACAGGCACGCGACCAGGTTAACCTGCTGCAAGATGAAACCGAGTTCGACACCTACCTGCAGCAGTTATCCTCTGCCGCCGAGGCGCATATTGCCCGCCGTCTGCGTGACGACGCTGGCAATATTGCTGTGTTTGTCGACGATCAGGCCGCACTTGATGCCATGCCTGAGCCGCCAGCCAATCCAATATTGGTCACGTTCTCGCCCGATCTAGTATTGGCTGCCGCGCTACTTGTTGGTCACTGGTTTAATAACCGTGAATCAGTCGCCAAAGGTGATTTAAAGCAAGTGCCGCAGGCATTTGAGGCGCTAATTTTCGACTATCGCAGTCACGCTATAGGTTAGTGTTATGAATGCAGGCAAGTATCGCCACAAAGTCACGGTGCAAAAGCGCGCAGTGACAGGGCAAACCAGCACAGGCGCTGAGATTGCTGAGTGGATAACCGCTTTTCCTACCCGCGCAGGCTTTAGTAAATTGTCGGCTCGTGACTTTATTGCCGCTAACGCTGCTAAAAGCCAGATCATCGGCAATTTCACCATTCGTTACCGCGATATTGCAGACGGTGAATATCGCCTGTTGTGGCGCGGAAAAGCATACAAGATCATTGCGTTTTTACCTGATGAAACCAGCGGGTTCAAAGAGCTAACCCTGCCAGTATCACAAGACATCTAGGAGTTAACATGGCTATTACAGCAAAACTGGTCACCGTGACCTGTAAAGCGGCATATACCGACGGAATCACTAAAGTCACTCACACGCCTCGCAGCAAGCCTTATTCAATCAGCAAAGAACGCTTTGAACAGTTAAACAAGCGCGGCTTGGTCGAAGAAGTTAAGGCTGCAAAGGCTTAGCTGTCATGAACAAATTCTCCGCTGAGTTCTCTGGTGGTGAGGAGATCCGTCAACAGTTGCAGCAACTTAGCGATAAGGTCTCCAAACGTGGCATGGCCAACGCGCTGAGAAAGGCAGCTCAGTTAGTGAAAGAGGCAGCGGTAAATAAAGTCATACTTCATGACCAAGCAAGTACGCCTACAAAAATTCACCAAAACATAGCGGTCCGAGCGACAAGCGCAAAAAGGCTAAGGGGGCTAGGTGGTAATACTGAGTCTTCTGTTGGCATCAGTATTGGTGTGCTAGGTGGTGCAATGTCTTACGCTGGCAACAAAAGCAACCAGCAAAAAGGCTTAGCAGGAATGATGTATCCAACACTGGGCAGCAGTGACAACCCAGGGGGCGATACATGGTATTGGCGTTTCTTAGAGCTTGGCACAAAACATGCGCCTGCCAAACCTTTTTTACGCCCTGCCTTCGACAATCAGTCAAGCCAGTTGCTCGACACGATCGTTGCCGAACTTAACAATGAAATTGCCAAGGCGTTAAAATGAATCCCATTCCACTTTTCACTCTGTGTCAAGCCGACGGTGAAGTAAAAACAAGGTTAGGTGAAAGCCCTACACGTTGCTACTCATTCGGTCATGCGCCAAAAGATACCGCTTTACCATATGCTGTTTGGCAGGTAGTAAGCGGAAGTCCTTATAACCAGCTGGCGGATAATGCCAGCACCGATAGCTACACAACTCAAGTAGATGTCTATGGTGAAACGGACAGCGACGCATTATTAGCAGCAAAAGCTATTATCAGCGCTACAAGCGAAGAAGCTTATGTTTTATCATACAACAGTAACGGCCGAGATAATAAAACGGGCGATTACTACTACAGCTTCGATTTAGGCTGGATAGTAACCGCCGCGTGATCAACGCAATGTATTAATGGAAGGATAGGCTATTGCAATTGCCATGCATCTACCATTAACTCTTCTGGTCGCTTGCATCCGCCGCCAAGGTTGTGACGCATTACAGCCAGTTCGTTATCAAGTTGTCTGCGGGCAAAATGCAGATTGTTTATATGCTCAAAGGTGCGTGAATATAATTCAGGATTTAGCGAGGCTAGCCCATTGCAGATACCTTGGTGCCAACGGTAGTTCACCCACGCTGCGGAGTGCATTAACACCTCCACCAGTCTGGCTTGTTCGCTCGTTAACATATAGCCTGGCTCATGACGTGTGTCTTTGCCTAGCCATTCACCATCGAGCGCCACACGATGCACATAAGCGGTGGCCTCGGCAATTTGGATGGTGTCAAGCTCGTCGATGTGTTTTACATTAAAGCGTTGATGCACTAAACCGTAAGCCTCTGGATAGTTGAGCTTCATTTTCGACACCAAAAGGTTTATTGCGTCACGCAACCCAGTACGATCGTCGGTACTGCTCTTGCGAGAGTGTTGTTTTAGTGTGGCGGCCATGGCGTTAAAGGCGTTGATATAAGCCTCTTTGATCGCCGCCGCCTTTTTGCCAGTGAAACCCATCACCAGAAACATAAAGCCGTCTTTGGTCATTTGGTATAAATTATAAGTCTCGCCGTTTTGCTCATTGATATATGGGTGTGCTGAAAAGTTAGCAGACCTAAATTCATCTGAACAATCAAGGCTTTTAATTTTGGCTGTGACGTTGCGATGTTGTTTACCAAATGCTTCTGCAACTTTGAGTGAAGTGGTTTTGATGTCGCCGTTATCGCTGGTAACAGCATTGTCGGGAATGATAGAAGTGATCATAGTGGTGCTCCGTTTCTACTCGGGTTGACCACCACACTATTATGGTGGTCGGGAGGTTAGAAACCGTGCACCCACGGCGGAGTTATTTCCCTTGCGGGTATTGTATTCCTCGCCCTCCCGACCATAAAAACTGGCTGGGTTGCCTAGCAATAGGCATAAAAAAACCACGACTATCGGGCGCGGGTGAATCCGGGGTGCAAATAGAGTTTCTACGCTCTTAGCGCGCACTATAGTCCAAAAATTATTACAAAGTCAATTTACTTGTCGGTTAACTGATAAGTAAATCGCCTATTCCACTAAAGCTGTATCGCCCGTATTGTGCACAAATGTTAAGTGATGTTAACATCAGCGCGCACGTTGAGTGCATTATAAAGCGTCAGTTTTTCATGTGTTTAACTCGCGCGATATTTTTGCAACATTAACCAAATAAAAATAATCAGGGAAAGAGAATGAAAAAACTAATATTTATCGTGGCGATGATTAGCTTGCTGTCAGGTTGCTCTAGCATCGTAAGTAAATCTGATTATGCTGTAGCTATAGCAAGTAATCCTGAATCAGCTAATTTTACTGTTGTTAACAGATCTGGGGAAGTGGTGCATAGCGGTGTAACACCGACGACGGTTACGCTTAAATCGTCGTCAGGTTATTTTAAAGGTGAAACGTACACTATCACCTTTAACAAGGAAGGTTACCCAGATAAAGTCTACACAATGAAAAGCGGTATAGATGGATGGTATTTCGGAAACATTCTTATAGGCGGCTTGGTTGGTATTTTAATCGTCGATCCCTTAACCGGAGCCATGTATAGCTTGCCTGAGCGCGTAGACGTGTCGCTCGACGCTAACTCGACAGAAAAAGAGCAGCTTACGGTAGCTTCTATTAGCAGCCTAACTGACGACCAGAAATCTAAGTTAGTGAGAATAAATTAGAGTGATTAATTGAGATTTATAAAAACTCGTTTATTATCTCTCTAACAGTGGGATAACTCACTCAAACAAATATTCCGATTAAATCGCCGCCGATGAATTTCGCGGTGGTTTTTTGTTTTAGGCCTCAGCAATCTTGCTGGGGCTTTTTTGTATCTTAAACTGGAGGATGCCATGAGCACCACGAAAAAAGTAAAAGGCACGCAACTTTATGCGATTGACCCTGCCGATGGCGGCTTATTGCTGGTCGCAAACGTCACCAGCATTGATGGCATCGATTCAACCATAGAGCAGATTGAGACCACGCCACTCGAAGCCGACGCAAGAGAGTATGAGTCAGGGCTTGCGACGCCGGGTTCGGCAACCTTTGGTATAAATACCAATCCTGATCTAACCGTACATCAACGATTGCATGAGCTAAAAACCGCTGGCGAAACATTGCAATGGTATCTCGGGTGGGGTGACGGAAAAGGTATTGAGCCTGACCTAAGCGTTCCAGACGTAATCACCTTGCCAGCCACTCGCACTTGGTTGTCGTTCAGAGGCTTCTTAAGCTCATTTCCATTTTCATTTGCACTCAACGATGTAGTTAAGTCGAGTTGCAGTATTCAGGTGTCTGGTGATCCTTTGCTGATCCCTAAAGCTGGGGCATAAGGTAACGACATGGAATTAACGTTAGCTACTATTAATGAATCATCCTCCTTCGCCCCATCAAAACCTGAAGCACGTGAGATTAGTTGGGAAAATACAAAGGGTGAGACCGTAACCGCAACGGTATATGTGCGTCACAGCAGCTACGCAACATCAGCAGCAGTATCACTGGCATTTCGTCAGGGGTGTACCGATATCGTTGCCGCTCATCTGGTGTCAAGCATTGTTACTAGCAAAGGCGAGCCTTTGCTTACCATGGACGACATTACTGGCAACGAAAAGCACGGCCCAATGTGCCAGCAATTGGTTGATGCCATGATGGAAGCAATCTCTAAGGTGAATCGTTGGGGTGAAGATGCCGCCCCAAAGCCGGTGACGCAGAAGACGAGCTCTGGTTCGAACTCGTCCTCGCAGGCGTCGGAGGCAGAACCGTTGCCGAAGCCAAGCAACGAGTAAGCAGCGCCGAGTTTGCTGGGTGGCTCAATTACCGTGATAAATATGGGCCACTATCTATGCAAGACCGCACCGAGTGGTATACCGCCCGGCAAATGCATCATCTCAGCCTAATTAATGGGGGCAAAGCCAACCTAAGCGACTTCATGTGTTTTTATCATGAAGATAGTGAGGAGGACGCTACCCCTGAAGACCTGCTTAACCTGCTACAAATTAGCGCTAAAACAAATCGATAAAAGGACACTATATGGGTAGCTACGGGTTGAGATCGCTTACCGTTGACTTGGTTGCCAATACAGCGAGTTTTGAGGGGGGGCTCAGTAAAGCTGAGCGTGCCATCCGCAATACCGAGAACAGTCTGACCAAAATGGTTGAGCGCATTGACCCGGTAACAACCAAGTTAAACAACCTTGATCAAGCCTACGCAAAACTTACTAAGGAGTTTGAAGCTGGGACGATAGATAAAAGCAAGTTCGAGCTTTATTCAAAACAAGTTAAAGAGTTTCGACATCAAGTAGAGCGTTCGCAATACGACAAGCTGTTAAATCAGCTAGACCCTATTCGCACCAAGATCAGCGACATAGCCGATCAACAAAAACGCTTAAAGGCGGGTTTTGACAAAGGACTGATCAACGAGGCTGACTATACCCGTTACAATAAAAGCTTAGAGCAGATGCGCGTTCAGCTGACGGGTAATGAAAAAGCAATAAACGGCAACGCCCTGTCAGCTAAACAGATGCAGTGGGCTATGCGTGGATTGCCAGCGCAGTTTACCGATATATTTACCTCGCTGCAGGGCGGACAAAACCCGATGACGGTGTTCATCCAGCAGGGTGGTCAAATTAAAGATATGTTTGGCGGCGTCGGCCCAGCAGCAAAAGCGATGGGAGGGTATCTGGTTGGTTTAGTAAGCCCCTTAACCCTTGCAGCTGGAGCGGCGATTGTGGCTGGGCTGGCCTATTACCAAGGTAGCAAAGAGGCTGATGAGTTTCGTAAAGCGATCATATTGACGGGTAACGCTGCCGGAACAAGCGTTAACCAGCTAACCGATGCGGCAGCACGCATTGATCAATATGCAGGCACCCACAGGCAGGCAGCCAAAGCCTTATCGGTTGTCGCAAATACAGGGAAATTCACCGGGAAACAACTCGAGCTGGTTGCTGCGACAGCAGTAATGATGGAAAACACTGTCGGCAAGGCTATCGATGAAACCGTCAGCGAGTTCGAAAAACTAGCCAAGGATCCTGCTAAAGCTGTTGCTGAGCTCAATGAAAAGTATCACTTTCTCACTGCAGGCGTTTATGAGCAGATCAATGCGCTTGAAAAGGCTGGCAAACAGAATGAGGCGGCAAAGTTAGCTACCGAAGCTTACGCTGACGCAATGCAAGAGCGCACCCAGCAGTTAACTGAAAATCTAGGCTATGTCGAGCGAGCATGGAAATCGGTAAAACATGCAGCTGTAGAGGGGTGGGATGCCACTTTAGGTGTTGGGCGACCGGAAACCATCACCGATCAAATTGCCAAAGCTAAAGCGGAGCTAGCTGGGTTAACAGGTTCAACCCAGTTGAAAGTGAACATTTTAGCCAACACCACCGGACTTAATACGGGCGCAATACCTGAGGCTTACAAGCCAAACCCTGACGCCGCGAATAAGCAGGCAAAACTACTAGAGAAACAGATTGCTGATTTAGAGCTAATGCAGCAAGTGCTTAATGATACAGCCGAAGAGGAATCCCTACGCGCCAAGAACATTGCCAAATCTATTGCTGGACAACAAAAGTTCAATGATATTCTTGAGGCTACTCTCACCAAAGAAGAAAAGCGAGTCAAAGCGCAACAGGATCTGCAACGTCACATTAGCAATATCCGCGCCGCCGACCCCAGCAGCGCCTTAATCAATGACGCCAATATAGCTAAGGCTCAAAAATGGATTGACGATCAATATAAAGAAAAAGATAAGGCCGAGTCTGACGTAGGCCAAAAGCTGTTACGCCGCTACCAGCAGCAAGAGGCTCAGTTGCGTCAGCAACTTGAAAGCAGCGAAAAACTGAGTAAGCAGTCGCAAAATTTACTGGGGTTAGAGCAGCAAATTGCCGACCTTAAAAACAAAAAAGTGCTAACTGCTGATGAGAAAAGCCTGCTGGATTATGCTGAAAAAAATAAGGCTCAACTAGAAATAAATGCAGCGTTAGAGCAAGAGTTAACCAAGCGCGAGCAGATCCGCCGCGAAATGGCATTTCAGCAAAACCTAAGCAGTGAAACTGCCGCTATTCAACAGCAATACGCCGACGAACTTGGCGCATTTGGCAAAGGCGACCGCACCAACAAACGTCTTATTGGCCGCAACGCCATTACCCGCAGCATTCAGGGTAAAAAAGACGACTTAACCAACCAGCTTACAGAGGGGGTAATTGGTGAAGATGAGTACAACACCAATATGCAAACCCTTGAATCTGAGCTGTCAACTCGCCTGCAAATGTATGAAAAGCATTATCAGGATATAGATGAGGCTCGTGCCAATTGGCAAAATGGTGCGAGCCGCGCGTTTGACAACTATATCGATAGCGCCAATGATGTCGCCGCGCAGACTGAAAACCTGTTTAACAACGCCTTTGGCAGCATGGAAGACGCGATCGTGCAGTTTGCCCTCACTGGAAAAGCCTCCTTTGCCGATTTTGCTAGGGCGATTTTAGCCGATCTGGCTCGCATAATGGTTAAACAGGCTTTGGTTAAGGTGATTGGGGCTGTATTCGGCGGATATTCTGATGGTGGCGTGGTCGGTGGCTTTGGAGGCTATGACAGCGGCGGCTACACAGGCCCTGGCGGCAAGTATCAGCCCGCAGGTATCGTACACAAGGGTGAGGTGGTCTTTAGTCAAGAGGATGTAGCCCGTAACGGCGGTGTCGCCAGTGTTGAGCGCATTCGAAAGGGCTTCAAGGGATTCTCTGATGGTGGCGTGGTCGGCGGTAATTATGCTGCTTCAGCTATGCCAGCGTCAGGCGGTGTGAATATCACCCAGCACATCAGTGTTGATAGTGGTGGCGAGCAAAATATGAATGACCGCAATAAAATAGGCAAGGCGTACGCTAAAGCGGCGGATCAAGGTACCCGAATGGAAATTGCCAAGCAACTTAAGCCAGGTGGCCTCATCTGGGCTGCGATGAGGGGATATTAATGCCATTGCAGCAATTTATTTGGGTCCCAACCGGCGAGGCGTCAGGCGATAAGTCGTTTAGTGTTCGCAAGGCTGAATTTGGTGACGGTTACAGCCAAGCGGTTGCCGATGGTTTAAATAACGAAAAGCAAAGCTGGCCACTCACTTTCACGGTAAAAAAGTCGGAGGCGGAGCTGATCCGCGACTTCTTCGACCAACATAAAGGTAGTCAATCATTTGCGTGGACTCCACCGCTAGGCACCTTGTCACTATGGACAGTGGAAAAATATGCCATCACGCCACTCGGCGCCAATATCTACCGTATCAATGCCACATTTGAACAGGCCTATCATCCTTAGAGCCAGCACTTCCATTACTTTTAAGGTTAACCATGACAGTAGAACAAATTAACTTAGGCACCTCACCAACAGGCGGTGACGGCGATACCGCGCGCCAAGCATTCGAGAAGGTCAATAATAACTTTACTGCCGCCGAAAACGCCGCCAGTCGATTGGTCGGCGTGGATAGTCCTGAAAAACTGGTCGATAAGGCAGGATTTGAGATCCTAATCAAGGACCGACTAAGGCAAGAGGTTGAGTTTATATCCGGTGGTAAAAATACGGTGATTTATGACGCCCAAGGCAATCCAAACGTCATGGTTGTCATACCTAGATTTAATTATGAAGATCTGGGATTGCCAGATTTACAGCTTGGAACTGGTACTCCTACAGCATTTTTAACTAACGGTGCTCCACGTGGCGAAATAATGATTGCCAAATATCTGGCTAGCGCAGGAGGCTCTACATGCTCAGTTATCGGCGGTGTGCAGCCGCAGGTATACGTTAACTATGACCAAGCAAAGGCTAAATGCACTGACAAAGGCGCTGGCTGGCATTTAATGTCACATCATGAGTGGGCCGCTATTTCACTGCTGGCATTTGGCAATGGAACTGTGCCCCGTGGAAACACTTATCATGGACGCGCGCACGATAGGCCAATAGAAACAGCGATACGTGAAGATGATGGAGCTCCAGGCGACGCATCCGGAACAGGAAGCACGGACACAGGTAGTGGCCCAGCGACTTGGTCTCATGACCATACTGATTTTGGTGTGTGCGATTTAGTTGGTAATGTCTGGGAATGGCAAGATCAAATGAAGCTCGTTGATGGTCAGATAGTCACAACGCTAGATAACGCACCAGAACAGCTAGAATCAAGCTGGATTTCTCAGCAGGCATACTACAACGCATCTGGAGGCTTGAAACTAGACTCATCAGTAACAGTGTCTGGCTCCGTTAACGTTGAATTCAGGCAGCTTGGCAAGTCAGCGTCATATGTTCCAAATGAGCTTATGCGCCGCATTATGCTCGAGACAGCATCACCTAACACGTTAAATGGCAGGATTTACGCTGACAATCGCGGGGAAAGACTACCGATCCGCGGAGGCAGCTGGAACAACGGCTCGAGCGCCGGGCTTTCGGCTCTCATCCTCAGTTTCTCGCGTTCGTACTCGAGCAGCACGATCGGTTTCCGTCCAGCTTATTTTTCATAAAGTTTACTGTGTTTTGTTGGTGGCGCGATAGCGCCACGTGAAGCAAGAAAATTTAATCCGTATACTTTTAATTAACAGGAGTTTGAGTTGTCAGCATTGATAATAGAAGAGAAGTGCAGAGAGATGATTTTGTTTGGCTATGCTGCAATAAAGCAGTTCCCCAAGCACGAAACTCACGTTCTTGGCGCAGAAATCAGGCTGTCAATGCTGCAAATGCAGCGCTTAATCATCACCGCGATGAAGCGCTACCACAAAAAGACCACGCTAACCGATCTCGACATTGAGATTGCGATACTAAAGCGTAGGGTAAGGCTGGCTAAAGATCTGCGGTACGTTGACATAAAACGATATCAAAGATGGATAGTTCAAATTGTCGAAATAGGTAAAATGCTAGGAGGCTGGATAAAGTCTCTTGGTTTTCAAGACCGTCAACAGGTTGGCGCATTATGAATACACCGGAACCGATCCGCGGAGGCAACTGGAACAACGGCTCGAACGCCGGGCTTTCGGCTCTCAACCTCAATAACTCGCGTTCGAACTCGAACAGCAACATCGGTTTCCGTCCAGCTCTTGATCACGCCAGAAGCAATAACCCTAATGGGTGTTGCCAGTGCAATAATGAAAAGGATGCGCCAACCTCGGCTATTGCCGAAACACTCACCAAGCCTTTCGACGCGTCGAAAGGCTGCTTATTTGAGGGTATATACGCCTTTGAAAATATCCTTGCCGCAGCATATCAGTGCAGAAAAGGAAAGGCTAAATCAAATAGCACGCTAAGGTTTTTTAACGAGCTGGAGGAGAACGTCATCCAACTGCAAAATGAGTTGATGTGGGGCATGTATCAGTCATCTGCATATCATCATTTTTACGTATTTGAGCCAAAAAGGAGGTTGATCTCCGCTCCAAACTTCAGGGATAGAGTTGTTCACAGAGCTATTTATAACATTATTGAACCACTATTTGACAAAACATACTGCCACGACTCGTATGCTTGTAGGCACAATAAAGGGACGCATAAAGGAGCTGATAGGGCACAGCTTTTTATCAAGCGCGTGGAGCAAAAGTATGGCAAAGCTTATGCGCTTAAAGCGGATATTAGTCGTTACTTCTCAAGCATAGACCATCACATATTAAAGTCGATAATCGCTCAAAAGATAAAATGTGAACGAAGCAAGTCTCTGCTGTTTTACGTTATAGATTCAAGCCCTAGCGATGAATTTGCGGTTGGGATACCGCTTGGTAATTTAACCAGCCAGATATTCGCCAACCTATATTTAAATGAGCTCGACAGATTTGTTAAGCACCACCTCAAAGCTAAAAACTACGTAAGGTACATGGACGACTTTGTGATTATTCATCACGAAAAAATTCAGCTTCACGAATGGCGCAGGCAGATAGAGCTGTACCTTAATCAAAATCTAAGGTTAAAAACTAACGCCAAGACGCAGGTGTTTCCCATTTCGCGCAACAATGGCAGAGGGCTTGATTTTCTCGGGTATAGGATCTACTCGGATCATAGGCTGTTAAGAAAATGCAGCGTGAAAAGGATAAAGTCCAAGCTTAAAAAATTTCATTTAGATTACGGCAATGGCGAGATCAACATAAGCGATATAAATCAATCAATACAATCTTGGATTGGGCACGCAAAGCATGCTAATGCGCATGGGTTAATGACAAAGCTATTTAGTCAAGCTTTTACGAGGAACGATAATGTTTAGTTACATATATAAGTCGCAGCGCCACAGCGATACTGATTTAAATTACATGAAAAACCTAGGTATGGATGAGGAGCAAATTAATTCAGTGCTTTCTCAGCGTCAATACGAGGCTGTTGACGGGGCTGTAGCAAAAAGAAAAGAGGCTTATTTAACTGAGTCAGACCCGTTATTTATAGAAGCTTCATTTGATAATGACGAAGCAAAAGTGCAAGCGTGGAGAGATAAGGTTATTGAGATAAAGGCCAGGTATCCTATCAACCATGAATTTATGGTTAATAAATAATGCTCACTCATGACATACAAATCCTAGAGCCTGGCAGCGAAATTATTCTGTTCGAGGTCGACGGCAGTGACTTTGGCGCCGATATTATGCGTTTTCATGCCCATAATATCCCGCATGCGGCGGATGAAATTGCCGAGGCTGTCGCGCAGCAGTTAGATCTACCAGCAAAGTCTATCTGGTGGCAGGGCGAAGAATACTCACCATGGCCAGTTAAAATTGAGGATGTAGAGATCAACTCAGATGGCTCACCATCTAGTCCAAAGCTCACAGTAGCTAACTTGGAAGGTACTATATCTGCGTTGTGTTTAATCTACCAAAACATGGAAAATGCCAGGGTAACTATTCATCGCACCTTAGCCAAGTATCTCGATGCGGCTAACTTTAGCGATGGCAATGCTGATGCAGATCCAACCCAAGAGAATATCGATATCTGGTTAATTGACCAAAAGACCACCGAGAATAACCAGATAATTCAGTTTCAGCTGTCTAATCCTGCGGCAGTAGGTAACTATAAAATAGGCCGCAAGATGACACCTTATTGTTTTTGGTGTCAGCGTGGTCGATATCGGGGCCCTGATTGTGGTTACACTGGGGGTGCCATGTTTGATATAGACGATAACCCCACAACAGACCCGGCCGCAGATCAATGCAGCGGCACCATTGCTGGCTGCAAAAAGCGCTTTGGCGAAGACGCCGAACTACCTTATGGTGGCTTTGCCGCCGTGCGCATGATCAAATAGCGCCACAAATAAAAGGCCACCTTATGAAACCATCCTCACTGTTGGCGTTTCGTCAGCATGCCGACCAATGCTACCCAAATGAATGCTGCGGTGTATTATTGATGGTTGGCAAGTCAGAGCAGTACCGCCCCTGTGATAACACTCACGAACAAGTTCAAGACGCCTTTCGTATCGACCCGCAGTCTTTCGCGGCGCTCGAGGACGAAGGCACTATCATCGGTATTTGCCACAGTCACCCAGATGCCAGCAGCCAACCAAGCAGTCATGACTTGGCCATGTGTGAGGCATCAAAGCTGCCATGGCATATATTAAGCTGGCCAGAGGCTGACTTGCGTACTGTTGTGCCTACAGGCGAAATGCCACCACTGCTAAATCGGCCGTTTGTTCATGGTGTATGGGACTGCTATGCCCAAGTCAAAGATTGGTACAAACTAGAACTTGGTGTCACCCTGCCAGAATTTGAACGAACAGATGGTTGGTGGGAAGGTGACCAAGAGCTGTACCTCGATAATTATGCCAATGCAGGGTTCTCGCCAATAGCAGAAGATCAAATGCAAATAGGAGACGTCATCTTAATGCAAATCCAAGCGCCCCGCGTTAATCATGCCGCCGTGTATATCGGTAATAACATGATCCAGCATCACCTGTATGGACGCCTGTCACGCCGTGATGTTTATGGTGGTTATTGGCAGCGCAACACCAGGTTGATCGTTAGGAAAGACCAGTAGTTATTTTGACAGCCCGCTTAAGCGGGTTTTTTATTGCCTGAAGGAAACCCAATGCAACCAGAAACCCAGCAGAAAACCGTGATTAAGCTGTCAGGCTCACTTGCCGCCAAATTTGGCCGTTGCCATGTGCGTTACCTCGAATCTGGTAAAACATGGGAGGCGTTCTCGGCACTTAAACATACCCTGCAAGGCTTCGAGCAGTTTGTACTCGAGCAGGCTAAGCTGGGGATGCGTTACGCCATCTTTCGTAATGGCGAGAACGTGATCGAAGATGAGTTTGATTTTGAGGGCACGCGCGAGATCCGTATCGTACCAGTAATGGAAGGCCGTAAGCGTGGCGGGATACTGCAAACCATAGTGGGCGCGGTGTTAGTGGTGGTTGGGGCCGTGTTATCCGCTTATGGGTTTGGCGCTATTGGCGCTCCAATGATGCAGGCTGGTATCGGCATTATGGCAGGGGGGATATTGCAAATGCTTTCGCCGCAAAATCTCGCCAATTCATCCAATGAAGACTCAGCCACCAGTTACGCCTTTGGTGGTGCAGTAAATACCAGTGCGCAAGGCAACCCTGTTGGTATTGGCTACGGTGAACGTTTAGTCGGTGGAGCCATTATCAGTGCTGGTATTTACGCAGAGGATCAACGTTAATGGGTATGGTTGCACCAATCACAGGCCGAAAAAGCGGCGATGAAGGTCACACGCCTGTTGAATCACCTAATGATCTGCTTTCAACTAGCCATGCCAAGATATTGCTAGCGCTGGGTGAAGGGGAGTGGGAAGGCAGCATTGATGGCAGTATGATATACCTAAATAGCACGCCATTAATCGATAGCAATGGCAATGAAAACTTCCCGGGCACAAAGTGGGACTTTCGCCCAGGTAGTGTGCAGCAAACGTATATCAAAGGCATTCCAAGTGTAGAGAATGAACTCACCATTAACACGGAGCTGAAATCCGACAACAGTTGGGTGAGATGGCTAACCAACAGCATGCTCTCTGCTATACGCTTGCGCCTCCGCTGGCCAGCACTGCAGCAACAAAAAGAAAATGGCGATGTAGTTGGTTACAGCATCGATTATTCGGTTGAAATTGCAACCGATGGCGGCAGCTACAAAAGTGTGCTAACAACATCAGTAACAGGCAAAACCAACACCTCTTATGAACGTAGCCATAGAATAGACTTGCCGACAGGCAGCAGCTGGCAAATTAGAGTTCGCCGCAGCACGCCAAATCAAAATAAAAATACGGTGAGCGATGCCATGTTTATCTCTGCGATCACTGAGGTAGTTGACGCAAAGTTTAGCTATCCGAATACCGCGCTGCTATATGTCGAGTTTGACGCCAGCCAGTTTAATAATATTCCCAGCGTTGCAGTTAAAGCCAAAATGCGTAAAGTGCGCGTGCCGACTAACTATGATCCTATTTCGCGAACTTATGCCGGCATGTGGGACGGCAGCTTTAAAATTGCGTGGACCAATAACCCAGCTTGGATATCCTACGACCTAATATTAGATGATCGCTTTGGGACCGGTCAGCGAATTACCGCCAATCTAGTCGATAAATGGGAGCTCTACTTAATTGCGCAATACTGTGATGAGCTGGTGCCAAATGGTAAAGGTGACATGGAGCCTCGCTATACCTGTGATATTTATATCCAAGAGGCTAAAGAAGCATGGCAGGTGCTGCGTGACTTGGCTGCTATTTATCGCGGCATGACCTATTGGGCAAACGGCCAAATGTATACCGTGGCAGATATGCCGCGAGATATGGACTTCCTCTATACTAATGCCAACGTTATCGCCGGTGAATTCAGCTACACTGGCACCAGCGTGCGCTCAAAATTCACTCGAGCCCTTGTGAGTTGGGACAACCCAGACAATGAATACAACACAGATGTCACATCTACTGGTGATGTGGCGCTGCAGCGCCGCTACGGCGACAATCCAATTGAGTTAAGCGCAATAGGCTGTACCCGCGAATCAGAAGCGCAGCGGCGTGGCAAGTGGGCGATTTACACTAACAACAATAATCGCATGGTGTCGTTTTCAGTTGGACTAGATGGTCAAATCCCTTTACCTGGCGCGATTATCGGAGTTGCCGACAAACTTATTGCCGGCAAGCGAATAGGCGGTCGTATTTCTGCTGTTGACGGGGTAAGCATTACATTAGATAAGGCGCCTGATACTGCTGTAAATGACAGGTTGATCGTCAATCTACCATCAGGCAAAGCTGAGGCGCGCACCATCACTGCAGTTGATGGCAACGTTATTACAGTATCAACCGAATACAGCGAAACACCAGCCTCACAACTACAGTGGGCGATAGAAAGCGCTTCACTAGCGCCACAGTTATTTAGGGTGATGGCAGTAAGTAAGGCGGACTCTGATGAGATTGAGTATCAGATCAGCGGCATCGAGTACAACCCAGGTAAATTCCCAGCGATTGATAACGGCTCGCAGTTATTAGAAAGGCCAATTTCCACGCTGCCACCAAAAACGCAGCTACCACCCGCAGAGGTAACCATAGCTCAGCGCACTTACATTGAGCAGGCTCAGTCAGTCACGGTAATGATTATCGAGTGGCCCAAGGCGGCAAATGCGATTGGATATGATGTTGAATGGCGTAAAGATAGCGGCGAATGGGTAACCGTTCCGCGCACTGGCGCGACTAGCGTCGAGATTATTGGCGTGTATACCGGCAACTATTTAGCGCGTGTCCGTGCGGTAAATTCTGTTAACGTGGCATCCATTCCTAGAGAATCAATATTAACGGCGATCACAGGCAAGCAAGGCCAGCTAGAAACGGTTAACTCGCTGACCACGGCATCGAAAGTGTTCGGCATTCAAATTGACTGGACCTTCCCGCCGGCGAGCGGTGACACGCTAAACACCGAAATCCGTTACTCGCTAAACGCCAACGGTAGCAATCCGGTGATCCTCGGGCAGTTTGCTTACCCACTTAACACTCATACCATGGCTGGCCTGGCCGCCGGTGCCGCTTACTTTTTCTCTGCAAGGCTGGTTGATAAATCAGGAAATGTAAGCGAGTGGTCAGAATGGGTATTAGGCCAATCGTCATCAAATGCGGATGAAATCCTTGGATACCTCACAAATCAAATCAGTGAATCACAACTCGCGCAAGAACTGCTTGATCCAATCCAGCAAATACCAAGCATTAAATTAAATGCAGATAAGGTAAATCCGCTGCAGGCACAGGTTGATCAAGTTCAGAGCCAACTTGCAGAAATTGTAGGGGCCGGAGATTGGGATCCAGAAACTGCCTATAATATTGATGATCTGGTTAAGTATAATGGAGCTCTATATCGCGCTAAAGTTAACGTCCCAGCCGGAACAGTACCAACAAACACTAGTTACTGGGATAAAGTTGGCGACTACTCGTCACTTGGTGAGTTCGTTACAGCCATTTCAATAAGAGTTGATGACGTTGAAACATCAATTGACGATATCACTGGAGAGCTAACCAATCAGGCGCAATCGATAGATGGCATATATGCTCAAGTCAATCCACCAATGGCTGGTGATGTAGACTGGAATGCCGGTAATAACATTGTATTAGCCGGAGTCTGGTCTGAGCGATATGCTAGAGCGATTAACGACGAGGCGTTAAGTAAGCGAATAGATGTTGTCTTAGCGAGTGTTAATGGCAACGCAGCATCAATTCAGCAAGAGTCTATTGCTCGTGTAAATGCTGATGAGGCGTTGGCGCAAGACATTACCACTCTTAGTGCGTCTATGAGTTCGAACGCAGCTGCAATTCAGCAAGAGTCTATTGCTCGCGCAAATGCCGATAGCGCCTTATCGCAGCAGATCACTACGGTTCAAGCAAAAGCTAACGACAACTATTCTGCTGTTCAGCAAACATCACAAGCGCTAGCTAATTTAGATGGCGAGTTGCAGGCGATGTGGAAAGTTAGCCTCGGTGTTACCCAAGACGGCAAATATTACGCCGCAGGGTTTGGTATTAGTTATGAAAATGGTAACCAAGGCTTACAGTCTAATTTTTATGTGTTAGCAGATCGCTTTGCAATTCTCAATAAGGCGACGGGGTCCACAACTATTACCACTCCATTTGTTGTTGAAAATGGGCAGGTATTTATGAACTCGGCATTCATCGGTGAATTACAGAATAAAACCGTCATTCAAAGAGTTGGTGGCTCGCTACAGGTTTTCGGTGTCGGATTCGGCAATAATAATCAATTTATGGAATGGTATGGGCCAGACGTTGGCGATATAAGTAACTGCACAGAGGCGAACGCGACAACATATAGAAAAATAGATGGCAGCGCATACTACGGCGGAGCATTAAGCGCTGGGATATTGAAGACTGGGGTAACAAACCCTGATAAGAACTTTTATATTGTTAACAGCTACCCTGTTGAAATTGGGCCGTACAGTCACAACGGGAACCCAAAAAATATTGTGGTTTCATTTACACTTAGCGCGTCATACAGCAGCACTAGTCAGGTGTCCAACCCAACCCAGCCATCGCTTGGTTGGCGCCTTGAAAGGCGCATCGGTAACGGAGTGTGGGCGACTGTGAGTAGTGGCACTTTTCATGGTATTACAACTGTATCTTACAACGCAGAGTTAAGGCGCTATACTACCGAAGAGTGGTGTGGGTCTTCATCAACATTTATAGATAATTATAGTGGCGATGATGATCTTTCATACAGAGTGAAAGTACTAAGTTTTAGCAGATATCATTCTGTTTCTAATGTTTCGTCACAACGATTATCTCTAGTATCAACAGAAGAGTAGTCAGATAAAACGCTATATTTATGAATAAAAACTGTAGAAAATAAATGCCGCCAACACATTAAATCAAATGCTTAACTGGTGTTTTTTGGGTAATTGTTTTCTACAAACAATTAATAACGCTATGTTTTAAATGCAATAAAAAGCGGTCTCCAAAACCGATGGTTGCGGGTTCGAGTCCTGCCACCCCTGCCAAATAAAACAACGGCTTGCATAGAAATATGCGAGCCGTTTTTATTTGCTGAGGAGCACGACTGGTAATCTTACTCCTTAACGAGGAGCCGCGTTAATAATGCGTGCTCAATAGCTTTTAAAGTCTGGGCAAAATCTGGGCAAAACCGTGGACATCTTAGTCCGCAACAGTCCTGCATGTAAAACATAAAACCCTTTTAAATTGCGGACTTGAACGGACTTAAAGGCCGTCTGAAAGGGTTCGACTCCCTCTCTCACCGCCAAATTAAAAGAACGGGAATCAGTAACTTACTGGTTCCCGTTTTTGTTTCTGGGCAAAATCTGGGCAAAATCTGCGTTTTCCTGTCCGCTTATGTCCGCATTAAATCCCATCATTTCAGATATACGGCTTGCCATTCTTTGCGAGTCTTTAGGTATCCACTTGCCATAGTGCTTCTTGATCATGGTGGTGTCACTGTGACCAAGTTGGCGCGCTACCCATTCAAGCGGCACGTAGTTTGAAAGTAACTGACTGGCGAAAGTATGGCGGCATTGGTTGGGCCCACGGTGGCGTAATTTGGCGCGCTTAAGAAGCCCTGTGAACCAACGTCGAACTGAATGATCATACCAAGGCTCTCCGCTTTTCCCATTCAGAAAAACCAAACGGATGCTTTCTTTTCTGCTGGTAATATTGTCTCTTTGCTGCACTGTGTATTCAACTTGCTGGCGCATTATAGAGTATTGCATTTGACGCTTTAGCCACACTTTTGCAGGCTCTAGCAATTCAATTACCCGTATGCGTCCGCGCTCCTTAGGTACTTTGTATTGGTTTAACACCTTGGCGCGCTGCACTTTTATGGTCCACGTTTCGGTATCGATATCCTCCCATGCCAGCGCGATGATCTCTGACAGTGACAATCCAGACCAACACCAAAACATGATCATGTTGATATCACCTTGGCGGATCGTGTTGATGTTTTCAATTCTTAATAGTTCGTCGCGGGTAAATGGATCGGCTGTTTCCTCTAAGTTATCGCGCTCAATATTCCTTACTCGGTCAAGTGGGTTAACTTTTATAGAGCCTTCGTGGAATGCCTCAGACCATACGCCGCGCACAATGGTAAAAATATCATTGACGGTTTTCGGTGATAACCCACCGCGTAGGAGTTCTGCTTGGAATAGCTCAAGCTCTGGCTTACTTATGTCGGCGAGTTTGCGTGTTCCCAATTTGCCGATCACATGCTTCGCTTTGACTTTATAATTTTTAAAGGTGCTTTTCGCTTTGGTCACCTCCTGTACCGATAACCATTGGTTCACCGCGTCAGCTACAGTCAACTTAGTTTTGATCATCCCAGCTAAATTTGCGGCTTTCGCCGAACAGGGGAAGTGGGCTAGGTAGTCAAAACGATTTTCAGCTATTTCGGTTAAGATGGTATTGCGCTTATTTTCTGCGTACTTTATGACTGACTTGGTGATTTTTGAATAGCCAGTTAATGGTTCTCTGCAGCGCTGGCCGTTCAGCATAAATACAATACGAACCGTGTTGTAATTGATTTCGACGCCCACAGGGAGTTTTTCAACTCCCTTTGGTAAAGTGCTCATTATGCTGCTCCTTCCATCCAGCGCTCTATCTCATTGACGTTGTAAACGACGCGATTAACTGGGTCATAGCGCCATTGACGACCTTCTAACCATACGCCACGTTCGCGGTATTTGCGCGCGGCCTCGGATGTTATACCAAAGACGTTAGGCAGTAAATTTCCGCGCACCCACTTGGCTGGGCTAGTTTCAACGCTTTGTTTTGCCATCATTCATCAACCTTATCTAACGAGTATTCATTTGCAAACGTAGCGGCGTACTCCTCTAGTTCATCTTGATTGTTGGTCCATTGCCCGTTGTCGCAATCAACTGAACAACGCTCATAACCTGTTATGAATCCATCAAAATACGCTTGCTGAATTGTTTTGCTTTTTGACTTAATATCTATTGGCGATGGTTTAGGTGGGTAACCATGCTTTATCCACGCCTGCACTTCTTGAAAGTTATACTTGTTTCTAAAGTGCGGGTTTGATGTTGGCTTGGGGAAGTCATCAAGCTTTATCAACTGATAAAGCTTTGTTGTGCCTACGCCTAATGCTCTAGCCAGTTGAGCAGGTGAATAGAACACCTGATTAACTTTAGGCTGTTTCATCGCCTCGATTTCTTGTTGAAACATCTTTGCCTCCATCCTCACTCATTAACCAGTTCAATTACACCGCCTGAAACGATGGCGCCAGTCACTTGATTGTCACCGTACATCACTCTATGGCCTTGGTTTTCGCATGCCTGGATGGCATCGCGCAGGTCTTCGAGTTCGTTGCCGCTAGATAGGCGTAAATCCCATATTTTTTGATTAAAATCATCGTGCTCAGTATTGGCAGGATCATAAGGGTTTCTTACTCGCAGCAGATGCTTAAACATTAACTCTGCCAAGTCCTCAGCGGTGTCGTATTGGAATATAAAGTTATCTTCCGAGTACGTGTGTTTAGAGCCTTGACGAACTACGGTTCTCAAATTTAAAGCTTCACGGTCAACTTGCATCGCATTTACTTGGTCTTTCAATCGTTGGATTTCGGTACCTAGCTTTTGTTTTGCCTCTGTCAGTTCTGATGCTGGAACGTAAACCCCAAGGCCTTCTACGTTAATTTGGCTTGAGCCGTTGCCGTCTAAAAACACTCTGCGTTTAGTCATGCTGCCACCTCGCTGGTGCTAACGACTTTGAACTCTATAACCCATACCCATGGATTAGATGACCAAGAATCATCACCGTAAATAGATGTCCACACATCACTGAATTCGCCATATCCAGACTTACCGCCTGTTACGTCATCGTCATAACCTTCGCACCCTTCTGCCCACGCATCTTGCTCGCTAATATCCTGTAGGCGCTCAATGCGAAAACCAGTGATCTCAATTGTCGCGCAGTGATTGTCATTAGTAGCCAGTAGCCGATCGCCAATGCCGCCGTATAGCTTGCCAAGCGGAACAACTCCTTCTTCTGGATATTCGGTGCAGTACGTAAGCCATTCTGGGCCCCAAACAGTGCCGTCGTCACTTTCCCATTCGCCATATCTAATCCCAACAAATTCAAACTCGCCAGTTTCCTCATCGCTACCACCCATAAACTCTATGTGTGAAACCAGCTCAGGTTTTACAGGTCTGCGGGTCTGGGTTTTGCTGCCATCTATAACCGCAGCCATCATCTCTTCGTTGAACCGAATTTTATCTTTCATAAATCCTCCTATGCTGCAGCTGCGGTTTGTGTGCAAAGCTCTGGCAGGTTTGCGCGGGTGAGTGCTTCGGCAAATTGCGGCGGTACGCTGTTGCCAACACGGGCGACTTGCTGCTTTTTGGTCGATTTACCGTTGTAGTTGTTGATGATGTAATCAGCGGTGAAACCTTGGCAGGCGAATAGCTCATGGGGTTCGAGCATGCGCATACCGATATCGATGATTTGATAGGGTTCGCCCTTGATCATCACTAGGCCAAAGCGGTCATTGGTGGTGATGGTGTGCAGTGGTTCGTTACAGGCCACGCCGTCTTGCTCGTTGCCGTAGTATTTGATGAAGAACGCGCGCACTTCGCCAAGGTGTAAGCCGCCAGCGGTAATAGTGTGTGCTGGTTCGTCCATTGGAAAGCCTAGGTTATCGCCCCGCAACTTAATCATGTGGCTGGTGATCAGTGAGTTGTGATCCACTGTTGTTACTGTCGGCAAAGGGTTGTTTAGATCATCACCTGGTCCAGTGTAGTTACCACCGTAATGCTTACAGATATTGGCAGCAGCGAGCACAGGTTGCACTACGGCAAAATGACCGCCTTTGACTGCAGCGCAGATGGTTCGCAGTGGTTCGTTAACTGCCATATTGCGTTGATTGCTGGCGTTAGCGTGCTCGGTAATAAAGGGCGCTAGCGTGACGTTTTGCGGCACAATAAACGGCTCTTTGGCATCAACCACAAAGCGCTGAATGCCTTTAGCAATACGGCGCATGGTGTTTTCAGCCAGCGGCCTTTTGCGACCAAAGATTGATTTGCATGGCAGTGACCAGTCTATGCATTCAGCAGCTGTTCGCCACGGTAGCAGCTTGCCAGATATCACCGCTTCGCTATCTGGTGCACCGTGAGTTGGCTCAGGCCAAACGATGGGTTGACCATCGCAACGGGCGATCATGAATAGACGCTTACGGATTGTTGGGGCGCCATAGTCACAGGCTCGTAGCTCGCGCCACTCGACCTTATAACCCAGCCCTTTAATCAATTTGGCAGCATCGAGCAAACCTAAGGTTTCAACACATTCGGCTAATGCAGGGTGATCTGCATCAATGCCAGTGCTTAACATGCTAACAAAGGCGTTAAAGGTTTCGCCTTTGCGGTCTTTGCATGGGTGCATTGCATCCGATTCAGGGCATTGAATTAACGGCCCCCACGTTTTAAATTCTTCGACGTTTTCGAGCATCATCACCCTAGGGCGTACCGTCATCGCCCAGCGAACGGTTACCCACGCTAAGCCGCGGATCTCTTTATTGACTGGTTTGCTGCCTTTCGCTTTTGAGAAGTGCTTGCAGTCGGGTGAGAACCACGCCAAATCAACGGGTTTACCTGCCGTCGCTTGCACTGGGTCGATATCAAATACCGACTCGCAATAGTGCAGGGTGCTAGGATGGTTTGCAGTGTGCATAGCAATAGCGTCAGGGTCGTGGTTGATAGCGATATCAACGCTGCGACCAATAGCCCAGCCCATACCAGTGGAAGCACCACCACCGCCAGCGAAGTTATCTGCAAAAATGCCCATTATGCTGCTTCTCCATTAAAAATGAGTTTTGATTCTGCGTTGACGGCGAACAATTCGGCGTCTTTCTGGGTGAAATTAGCGACTTTGTTGGCGTCATAGCAGCGCGATATTCCCCAGCCGCCGAGGTTGTTGTGGGTGTATTTCACTTCGACTTGCTTCTGCTCGTGATAGATAGAAGAGAAGGGCGCCGATAACGTGACTTGGCCGGTGCGAGTGGTGAAGGTGCTCATGCTAAATCCTCTACGCTAACACCGAGTTCTTTAGCTAGTTTTAGATCGGCGATGCGGCGACGAACGGCGACCTTGTCGTGATCGACATAGGTTTTATATTTGTCACTACTGACCATTAGCGTTGCCGTGTCTTTGGTGACCTCAGTACGGTTAGGCTTTAGCGGTTGGTTAAATACCGTATGCGCAGCAGCCGATGCAGCCTTTGCAGGCTTGCTCGCTGACTTAGCTTTAGCCGTAGTCTTTTTATTGTGATATTTAGCACGCTTATCGGCACATACTTTGGCTTTGTTGCGCTGATAGTATTCGCGGTATTTGCGTTGCTTTTCGGTTAGTTCGCTCATGCTGCCTCCTTGCTGATTTTTGTGCCAAAAATTGCGAGATGGATTAACGCCGAAAACGACCCTTGTCTACCGCTGATAGCGGTGAGCTTTATTGTGCGATGCGGCAACTCTGTGACGACAGTGGTGTACTTCTTACTGACCCTGATATTGAAAAGCTTTCCAGATGCTTGCTTAGATGTGATCCCCAGCTCTTTAGCTAGCAAAGATGAGGTATAGCGTCTGCCAGTGGTCAGCATGTGCTCTGCTACTTCTGAAGTTGAATATGTGCTCATGCTGCTTCTCCCACTGGCTCGCACTTAGCTAGCATTTCGCTGAGCTCGGCGGTGATGGCTTCGACACTGGCGCTTTCTAATATGCGTTGATTAACGTGCATGCAGAGTGCGCGATGACGGTAGTTGTTGCGCTTGTCTTGTGCATCAGTAAACGCTTGCTCGACTAGCTCAAGCACCTCATTGGGCCATACTGATTTTGATGGCTCTTTTTCTGGTATTGAGCCACGCGCTATCTGTTCCTCGATATCGATTTGCTGGTCCGTCTTAACAACCTTTTGCGCACCAATCTCTTTCATCAGCGAGATTAGCTTTGCTTCGGCTTCATCGTAGCTAACCTTACTAGCCCGTAGTTCTGTAGCCTCATCACACAACTGGTCGCGAATGCTGCGCTTTTTATATTCAGAATGCCGAACGAGAATGCTATTTACTAAGTTAGTGACGGTAGGCGACCAACGAGCGTTATCTTCCCACTGTTCATCTGTCTCAACTTGGTTGACTGGCTCATCTTCAGCACCAGCTGCGGTGAGCTTATTTGCTGCTGCGTCAATCATGTCGAGCATGATTTGGCCGTCACGTAGCAGGTCGTCGCGGTTGATGTAGCTCATGCGCTCACCGCGCCATGTCTTATCGAACACTGCTATGGCACAGGCGAACCCTGCACTTGATGCAGCTTGTGTTTTGTCGGCAGGTTTAAACCACTCGGGCAGGTCAAAACTTATGCGGCCGCGGATGAAGCACACATGATCTGCATCTTCTGGCCACCACACTTCTGATGTTGCCGACTTGATGAGGTAGACGAACTTAGCGCCCTTATCGCGCTCGATTAGCGATTTAGCGATGATATTGCGCATACCTGTGACAGCTTGCTTATCTTCATAGGAGCTGCGCGAGTAAGGTGGGTTAGCAAAGGCTTTGCCGCCGGCTAAATCCTTGGTCCAGTCTTTGGTTAGCGCGTTATCTTCAACGGTGTAGAAGTTAGGGCATTTGGCGTTTTCTCCATCGCTAAACAAGTCGAGGATAAACGGGCCAAACTTGGCGAAAATGCCCCAGTACAGATCGTCTGGTGTGCGCCATTGGTCGCCCACTTCTTTGAGTAAGTGCTTTGCTTGCTGCTTAAGCGCTGCCAGCTTAGTAGCGTAATTGTTGGTTGTGGTGGTCATTGGCTTTCACTCTGTTGTTTTTAATTGTCACTTAACTGATAACTGGCGGCGTGTTTTTAGCTCTGGTAACCAAAGCGTTGCCAGTCGATTTCTTTGATGCGCTCGATGCGGGCGGCCTCGGCTTCTAGCCGTGTCTGTGCGCGCTCGAAGTTTGATAGCTCGATTCCGAAGCGGGCGCAGGCACGACTCGCCGGCATGCCGTTGACATAGTGATCGAGCAGGGCGCCAATTTGCGCTTTTGAGGTCATGTTGGTGCCGTCAATGATAAGGTTCATGCGTTCAAGCGGCTCGTGACCTGGCAAGAGGAAATTCATGCTTGCTCACCCGCATCAATAATAGGTAGCTTGGCAGCTGCTTCACGTGCGGCGGTTCTGGCTTCTGTGCCGTAGCCCCAAATGTCACCGTGTTCAGGATTGATGCGGATAGGCGCAATCCAAGCTATTGGCAACTGTTTGCCTTTGGTGATGTAATCACGCATGGCGCAGACTAAATCTCGCAACGTTCCTCCGTGATTAAACCCTTTCCACTCACGGCGATTGTGAGTGTAAATACGCGCTTTTGTGTATTCGTCTACAAGCCAAACTTTGCCGTTTTTATCGAGCTCCATCGTTGCTATTGCGCCTTTATGTTCGAAAAATTTGTGGCCATGACTAGCAATCACTTTTATCAATGCGTTGGCGTGTTCTACACGCTCTGTGATAATGGGCTCTGGTAGGGCGTAGAAAGAGTCGCAACCACAGCTAGGGCAGATATCTGTAACCCATATATCATCTTGACGCTTACCTGCTGTTAAATAAGTGCCTGTCCAGCGACAAGCGCGGCGGCTACATTCGATACGTTGACTCATACTGCACCTCTATATGGTTGAAATTTCATTACTGGCTCTTTGGTTCTTGGGTTTATTCGGCCTTTTACTGGCTGGCGCTGATAAATCCGAAGCGCTGCGACCATCGATGTTTTTTTTGCTAGAGCAATAAAGTCTTTTGCTGCATTTGGGGTGGTCATGTTTCCAGATATCTGCACTGGCACTTTTTTACCTGTGGCATAGTCTTCAAAAAGCTTTTCGGCATAGGTTTGCACCGCTTCTTCCCACTCTGCTTGAGTGAGTTGCTGCAGGTTTTTACCAAACCCTTTGGTCATTTTGACTTTCTTTCTGGCTGTCTTAAGGCAGAAGTCCATAGACGCACCAAACACTGCAAAGCTCATGATCGCCTCCTACAGCTCTAGTTGCTTGTTGAGTTCGCGATCATCGTGAATCGCTTCGATACGGCGACGACACTCACCGCGCTGGCGCAGCACTTCGGCTGTTAACTTGCTGCGGCCAAGCACTGGGTTAGCTGCTGGGTTAGTTGCAGGCTTCATGCTGTCGGCTAGCATGTCTGCTAGTTGTGACGCGGTAGCATTTGCAGTTGTTAATGGCATGTCAGCCTCCATATCTTGTTGAAAAGTCTTGTTGAAAAGGTTTCAAAGAATTTTGCTAGCATCTCGAGTAGCAGATCGATGGCGTCACTCGCTTGCGTATTAGTGATTTGCAGCATGACGGTCACCAATGAGGGTAATGACGTTTTTAGGTTGGCAGCTGGCGCGCACTATGCTGGCATGACAGTCAGAATCGATACTCAGCAGCACGCCGCTACAAATTTCACTGTGGCCACACATATAGCGCTGATAGAACGCTTGGCTTGGCTGGTGGTAATTAACGTATTGCTCGATATCTTTAAGTCGTGTTTGCACATTAACGCTTGCCGACAAGCTGTCGCCACGAGCAACAAGGCAAGCCATACGCAAGTTCATTAATAGCGCAAACTCTGTTTTGCCTTTTGGGGTCACAAACGTCTTAGCGAGTGACTCTGTGTGAGTATGTGTTTGAGTATTCGTGATCATCCTTGTTGCTCCGTAATTGTTTGTTAACTTTATTGAATTTGTGCCCGTTTTTTCACCACGTTGGGCCTCGTGGTACGATGGACGTTCCTACACATCCAATCGAAAAAACCATGCTTAAAAAACTTAAACTGTTATGGCGCCATGTGTCTCGGCGGTACCGTTATTCTCTGCTTGCCTTTAGCTTGCTGTGTCTCAATTACAAACTCAGCGATGTGCTACTTAATGCTGGTGACATCTACCTTGTTTACCTGCTCGTCATTCTGAGCGGGATATCTGCCACGCTTATGGTATTGGCGATCCGCCAAGATAAAGCCGTAACTAAAGAACGCATCACCCAAAAGAAAGAGTATCGCTATCAGAAGAACCAGATCCGACGCGCTGAGCGAGAGTGTCAGCGGCGCAAAGCTGAACTGGGCGATAACGATGTCTGCAATGCACCAGACAAGCCAGAAGATTAAGGTGGCTTTGAATGACATAAAGAATGACGCCACGGGTGTAGTCCCAACCTTTATGTAACCCTGTTGCTTAATACTGTTTGTCATCTTGTTGCTCCGTTATGTATTGCTGATGCAATTAATATTACATAATGGAATTTAAATGTAAATTACAAAATGGAATTATTTTATTTGGGGCAATAAAAAACCCGCCGAAGCGGGTTAATTTGATTTAAAAGTGATTATGGTTTACATGTTGAACTAAGCGACGTCATCCAATTCTAGGGTTGGACAAATGCCAATGTTTTTACTTGTGATAAGCAACTCGGTTCCTTTGCGTTTCTTAGCTGCAAAATAGTTCAGGCTAAATTTATACTGAGGGTGGGACTCGTATAAGTTTTGAATTTGCTCTGCATCGTCGTAGGTGAGTATCCATGAATGGTTTAGGCTCATGATTAAATCAGCCAGCTGCTGATGATCTTCCGGGTTATAAAAATTAGTATACAGAGTTGATCCTTTAACAAAATAAGGAGGGTCAATACAGAATAAGCTATTACTTGATAATGTTGAGTCCAGCTTTTTAATAAAGTCAATCGCATCAAGGTTATAAAGTTTGATTCTATGTCTATACTCACTAACTCTGGTTATGCGCTCTATGAGGCCTTCCTTGTTGTACCTGCAATCAAGTTTGTATTTGCCATCTTGATTTAAGCCGCCAATAACGCCTGCTTTCAGTATGATTCCTGAACGGTTGGTGCGGTTTAGAAAGAATGATGAGAAAGCCAGCTCAAAATCAGGAAACATATCCTTGTTTTGTTGAATATGTCGTTGTTTATGCCATTCATCCATAGTGACTTCAGTTGTGCGGATTTTTTCTATAAAGGCTTCTGTGTGATTCAGCACCGCATCCCAAAAACACCAAATCGAGCGATCTAAATCGTTCAGATGAATGGTACTAACTAAGTCATTGAATAAAAGCGTTAACGCAAGCCCTGCGCCACCGGCATAGGGCTCGGCATAATCTCCATCTTCTAAACCATTGTCGACAATGATTTTAGAGACCATATCGAAGATTGCTGCTTTCCCGCCTGGATAGCGTAATGGCGATGGGGCTGTAGACATATAGGGTCTCTTCTCTTTATAAAATTTGAGGCGATTCTAACAGATACCTTTAAGCTTGGCCATCATCTGGTAAATAGATTTTGTTAAGCATGTACGAAACAATCAGGGATATGTTATCCCACTCTGCTTTTAACTCTGTTGCCTTTGGATAATAGGCACCGTGAGCGTTAGCACCCAACGCTTTAGGATTAAACACGTTTCCTTTTGAGCTTCCTACCATTCGTAGTGCAGCCAGTGAATTTCTCTGTAACTTTGTCAGGTTCTGATCTGCGTCTATTAGGTCAGAAATTTTTGAAATTCTTTTATGTGTTTCCATTTCATTGTGACAACCAATCATTGAAAAATGAAATCTTTCGTACACGTTCTCGAGAAAAACACGACAAACTAAAGAAGCAGACAGAGGATGTTCGTCCACCTTGATAGCTTTTAACTCGCCATAGATCCTTCTTAAAATGTCGTTATTAAACCGAGCCGTAAACGTAATTGGGATAACGCTTTTTCTGCTATCTGGGTGGGATGAATCTTTTTTGTTGCCAGAATTGTTGGTCGTTACATCAAGAACAGCAGCAGTGGTTGTTTTTTCAATTGTATGCTCGCTGACTCTTGTTGTAGGGGCTAGGTTTTGATTCACCATTTCTTTGGCATAGGCTTCAATGTGCTTTGAGTTATGCCGAGATGAAATTTTGTCGCCAGCTTCAATATCTTCACAGAACTTTTGGAGTACCGTATCAAATTGTTCGGTTGGGACATCCAATTCGATGACGTTATTAGAGCTTTTAGAGCGGATCCCAAAAGTGTTTCTCAAATAGGGGTTGCTTACATATCGAGTAACTGTTGTTAGTACCTTTATGGTGTCAGCAGAGAAAAAGCCTTTTTCAGTTGCATAATCCAAGATGGTTTGTGCTAATGCATTAGCGTCTGACTTTCCTCTTCGAGTATTAAAACGAGTTTTTTGCTCTGAATCCCATGCAGAGGTGCCCCGTCCATCTTGTTCGCCAGAGTGTTTGCGTTCAATCCAGATATCAGCTTGTTGACGATTATCGAAAATCAAGCATTCAACTTCTTTCGGAACCTTTGTGCTTCCCTCTTTGAGTCTTTTAAAGTATCTGCTGTCAGTTTTGCTTTTATTGGGTCTGTTCAATAAAGTAAGGGCACAAACTCTGCGGTTGCCTTCAACAACGGTGAATCGACCTTTTTCATTTTCAACTAGAGCAATTAAGTCAATTGGGCTAATGCCATTGTCGGCAATATCCTTGGCAAGCTTTTTGATTTTATCGTTTTCAACTAGGTGGCTAATTATTTTCTCTTGAGTGTTAATACTTGAATCATGCCGAGGATTTAAAATATCAAGATCAATCTTAGTGACAGGAATTAGCTTTGGTTTCATTGTTTTATCCGTAAAATTTATTATTAGAAAAGATGTTGTATTCTGACTTTATGATTTGCTGACTGGGATAATTACTGGTTCTGAGCCGTAGCCTATGTACATTCGATATACGCCGTGCTCACCTGACTTCAATTGGGTTTCTGTGCTCAACACTTGCCCAAATGAACATAGCCCATCACCAGATGGGCTAACTCCGAGTATTGTCGTACCAGAAGTTACGTTAAAAGTGGCTTTTTCTTCTGAGTCAAATATGGCGGCCTTGCTGCCGTTGATAAGTAGTTGCATGTAACAGGCTGAGCCTAGGTGGCCATTATCACGAGTTACGGTTATTTGTGCATCACCACTGCCTTGATAGAAGATTCGTTCTGCGGGTACTTGCTTGGCCTTTTCCGGCGGCACAAAGGTGGTTGAGCACCCAGATATTGCTAGCAGTAAGGTTGTTGCCAAAAGCTTTTTCACGGTGACTCCTTGTCTTGCTTGTAATTGTTAATACAGTTTAAGTTTGGCGTCGACCACAACACCTATAACTTTACAGTTACCGTTAATGCTTATCGTGGGGTATGTCGGGTTAAGTGGCTTTAAAAACTTAGTGCCAGCATCTACAACCAGCTTTTTAAATGTAGCTTCATTTACGTCGGTGAGCTTGGCGACGACAAAGGAGCCGTTTTGATGCTCTTTTTGGGTGTCAACTAATACTAATGTGCCCTCAGGAAAGCTGGGGCCGTGAGGCGAAATCATGGAATCGCCAACGACTTTTAGCCAGAAGCACTGATCGCTAGTTCGCTCAGTGGTCTCATACCACTCGTCTGATATAGAGGCCTGAATAGGTTCAACCGCCTCGGTCCACTCACCCGCTTGCACAAAGCTTATGACGGGAAATGTTCTTCTATATGTTAGCTGCTTACCTACCTCTGCGGTATTAGCTACAGAGCTATCTTGATATTCAACTAGTCCGTCAGAGTTCAATACAACGTTATCAATACCAACTATTCTAAGTATTTCAGCTATTTCTTCGATTGACGGCTTTCTGTTGCCACCAAGCCAATGAGCTATAGCACTTTGAGATTTTTCCATCTTTTCGGCGAGTACAGCTTGAGTTATACCGATAGATTTCATTCTGGCCTTAACCAGTTCATTCCATATCATTTTCATACAATGATTATTACTCAATGTAATCACCCTTTGAATATCCATTATGTAATTAACGGTTGCGCTTGATGATTCCAATATGTAATATCCATGTGTAATATTATTAACGGAGTCAACATGCCAAACATCAACACGATTTTGAAGAGCATAAAAAAATCTCAGGAGGACTTGGCAAAAAAAGTCGGTTGCTCCCAAGGATCTATTAATCACTACGCTAATGGCAACAGAACACCAAGCTATGAGATGGCTTGGAAGGTTGTGGATGCGTTGAACTCATTGGGTGCCAACTGCACTTTCTATGATGTCTTCCCCAATCCAGTGGAAACGTCATCAAAAGATGAGCAAACCACTCAACCCGTGATCACAGGATAGTCATTATGGATAAACGACGCTCATTAAAACAACATTTGGCTTCATGTAGTGACCCCATGCAGGCTGCTCATGAATTTGGTCAGCATCATGGGGTGCCAGAGCTGGCTAGCAAGCTCAACACGCCTCCTGCTGTGCTGTACAACAAATTAAACCCTTACAACGAATCAAATCACTTACAACTGCGTGAGGCGGTGTTTCTCA